TACTTCAATCGCCAACATTCTCCATCGCATTATAAACAAGCCGATTGAGATGAAGGGCGATGATATCATGGTGCATGCTGAACATAACCAAGGTGGTATTATTCAGACTAAGGGTAAGGCATCAGTTAGTATCACCTATTCAAAGGAGAATGTTGCTATTGGTCATACCGGGGTTAACGTTGTAGCAGGTAAGCGTGCTCCTGCATTTGCTTATAGCACCAATCTTACTCCAGAACAGACTGTGCAGTTCCAGAACGAAGTTATTAATCAGTTCTACGCTATGGTGGATAATATCTTTGTAGCTACGACTAAGGTTATTGTTTAATGTTTGATTATCTCAATAAGGTTCTTTACAAAACTAAAGGACCGGATACGAGTAAGATTCAGGAGAGTGAAGAGTTTGTACCGTTTATGATACAACGGTGGGGCTCGATGTACTCTCCTGAAATTGCTCGTCTTGTAAATGAAACAAGCAATAGACACTGGCCTGCTTTAGTAGATAAAGAAATGTGGTTTAATTACATGCATGCAGTTGTGCCACAATAGATTTTTAAACGTATTAAGTATATTAAGAAAAAGAAAGATACCGAAGAAAAAGCTAAGAATAAAGACAATGTTTTAAAGGTTGCTAACAACCTTGAAATATCTAGTCGTGAGCTAAATCAATACATAGAACAATTTAACTTACAAATTCCAAATGAGCAACATACGAAAAGGTAAAGAAGAACTAGATAAAACAACACGCAATATGTCAAAGGCCGATAGAGAAAAGGCCATGGCATCTTACGAAGATATTGGTACAGATGTTACTAAGGGTCTAGTTCGTTTAGAAGAGTATACTGGCACCGATCTTAACCTTACCGGTTGGACCCTTACTACTGTACTTGATGATATTCTTATGTGTCAATTCGTTGATATTAACGAAGACGGCACTATGGTTAAACGTGGGGATATCTGGGTTCCTATTAATGCTGTTAATCAAGCTTGGCGAGTTGCTAAGGTCCTTATTGCAGGCCCTCGAGCACGCGTTAAAGCAGGCCAGTATGTTATCTTCCCAAGCACGTTTGGTTTAAAGGCAAGCAACATAAATAATCTTAGACATATTGTCTTTTTGAACGAAGATCGTATCTTCGGGATCGCCGCGCCAGAAACCAAACAATGAAACTATCCCAATCAGCTTTAGCTGCTTTGTTATCTAAGAACGCCGTAGAAGTTAAATTTCTACGGCGTCGTCCTAGACCAGGCGATCTACCTACTAGACGAATGCTTTGTACAAATGATTTAACTATGTTACATAGCGCGCAAGGTAGAATGGCATTAAATTTTAGAAGTGCTCCAAAAAGTCTAGATTTTAATCCTCAACAAAAAGGCTTAGTGCTGACATGGGATATCTTTATGCAGGATTATCGTTTGATACCTGCTGAATCTGTCGATGTTGTTGCAGTAATACCTACTACCCCGCCAGAAGAATGGTGGAAATATTTCAGTGAGGTGTTAAGTAAGATGACAGCAACAGATAAATTGCAGTTCATGGATAGATAAAATGCTTTTACTTCTTGACAACCACTTCAAACCGTTACTACAAAGAAACGTACAATTAACTCTTAAGAATAAACCTTATAAGAAAGGTAAGTTAATTAATTTTAAAGTTTCAGGTTGTTATATTTCTTTTGTACTTTTAACAGAAAAGAAAAAAGAAACGTTTGAAATACCATTTCCGTTTGCAATTAAACAAGTAAACAATTCTGTGTTTTTTGATTATACTTTGCAAACTTTAAGCGAGCAAGATTACGATTTATTGGTTAATCTTAAAACTGTATCCCAAATTAAAAAGTGCAAGTTTTACAACGCAACGTTTACAATTACGCCGTTGAATTAACCATAGATTGAGCTACAATAATAGCTCAATGATACTGAAGAAAACCCTATTAGAGTATTTTCCATCTGGCTACACCCCCAGACCGCATCAAGTCAAAGGACTTGAAGATATAGAAGCAGCAATTAATAAAGGTGCTAAATTCATTATCGTACAAGCACCTACTGGTTCAGGTAAATCTTTTATTAGTAAGACACTAGCTAATGCTACTGATGATTGTGATAATGAGTTTCGTAATTTGGTATTTAATTACCACGCTTACGATGAAGACTATATTGGTGCAATGGCTCGTTTTAAGCCGCATGGTTTGTTTGCTTTAACTACTACCAAAGCACTACAAAATCAATATAAAGATTTGTTCGAAGAGTCTTCTGTATTCAAAGGTAAATCTAACTATCAATGCGATGTTGATGCTAGTTTTACTGCTGACCATGCACCTTGTGTAATTTCATCTAATCAGAAGAAGCAATGTTGGGAAGAACATTGCTGCCCGTACTACGAGTCTCGTAATGGAGCTATAATTGATAAGTTCACCGTACTTAATTATGCTTCGTTTTTTAATCTGCCCGATCATCTTAAACACAGACAAATTATCGTTGCGGATGAATGTTCTGAGCTAGAAGAAGAAATTGTTAAGAATTATTCGACTGTTATCGATTACAAGCGTTTAACTCAAGCAAGTATTGAGTTTACTAAGCTCACAAGCGAAGTACCTAAGAAGGCACTTGGTTGGCTTACTGACCTTGCAGGTTCAGTGAAGCAATCTATCGATGCGTATTCTAATAGAAGTCGCTTTGAAAATAATAAGATAGAACTCATTAAACAACAGTTTAGACGTGATGTATATGAGTCTATCATTCACACCATTGATAACTGGGATAAAACTCAATATATCGTGGAGCTAGATGGGGAGCGTGCTACGTTTACCCCTCTCAAGATTGATACTCTTACTAATTGTTTGTTTGACTTCGCTGACGTTGTTGTTCTTATGAGCGCAACTATTGTAGATAAGAATATCTTTGCAAAGACCTTAGGCATTAAAAACTTTGAATATGTAGAGATTCAGTCAACGTTTGATCCTAAGAAGAGCCCTATCTATTGTCATACTAAGTTTCCATTAAATTATAAGACGATGGAGAAGTTCCTTCCGGAGATTGCTTCTATGACCAAGTCTTTAGCTGAAAATCATAAAGGTGAGAAAGGCATTATTCATACGCATTCGTTTGTTATTACGCAAACTATGCAAAAGACGCTTAAGGGTAAACGTTTTCTTTTTAGAGAGGAGGGTTCTACTAATGAAACTATTATTAAAGAGCACGTACTGCGTACTGATGATACTGTTCTTGTAAGTCCTTCCCTTACTATGGGACTAGATCTCAAGGGAGATCTAGGTAAGTGGCAAGTAGTTATTAAGTTACCATATCCATCGTTGGCAAGTAAGAGAGTTAAAAAGCTTTTTGAGAGTGATCCTAATTGGTATAGAATGAAAATGTTTATTTCATTAATCCAAGCTTGTGGTCGCTGTACAAGAAGTGCAGAAGATCAAAGCGTAACCTATATTCTTGATGGTCTTTCAGCTAAGACTATTATTGAGAATAAGAGTATTTTACCTAAACACTTTTTGGACCGTATCATGTAAGTATATTTCGTGCAGAAGTATACATATCATTGGGAAGTAAAGGATTTACTAACGCAGTTTCTCCAAGCATTTGATGGTGCGATAGTAAAGCGTTACGATCAATATAGAACTCCAGGAAATAATGTAGGGGTTCGTTATGTGTATGCTCCTAAAGAAAGAGTGCTTCATGACTTGGTCAATAAGTCCCAGCACATCACTCTACCTGCAGTAGCATTTTGGATTGAAAGTATTAGTAGAGATCCTTCTAGAGTTTTCAATAAACTTGTAGGTCAGTACTGGGTTGATAACACAACTTCAGTTTATAATCAATCTGTTGCTAATCAAAATTTACAACCGGTACCGGTTAATATAGCTATAAGTGTTTCTATATTAACTAAGTTTCAATCCGATATGGATCAGATTCTTAGTAATTTTGTTCCGTATAGCGACCCGTATTTTATTATTTCTTGGACAAAAGACGGGTCGCCTGGTTTAGAAATTCGTTCTGAAGTACTCTGGAGCGGTAATCTAGCAATGAAGTACCCAGTGGAGCAAACTCCGAATGAACCTACTCGAGTAATCTGCGACACTCAATTTACTATTAAAGGTTGGTTATTTAAGTACGATGCTAACCCGGTAGGAAGAATATTTAAGATTGATAGTAATTTCTATGCTGTATCAGGTACCCCTACTTTACAAAACATAGACTATTTAACTGATCCAACCACTACTGAATCGTTTGTTACTTCAGCAGTACCGGAAGTTCCTTATTCCAATAGATGGCTAACGCCAAACTCTCTTTCAGGTTCAGTAGAATTGTTCGGTAATCAATTTGATTTTACTACTGCTGTTTATTTGAGTGGTAACAATAATATGTTTAGCGGTACTATTACTGCTACCCCGTTTTTATCTTCTTCAAGTCTGTCAGCTAGTTACCCGTCTCTTACTAATGTTATTCCAGCGGTAGAATATTATATTAATAGTAACAATAAGATGACTGTATTTTATCCTGCACCGTCTGCAATCGGTTTCTTTGATGTTATTGTAGTAAACGAAGCTGGTTATACGAAACTATCTACTGGCTCATATAACACCAACCTATCAACCCAATACCCTTACATATCGGGTATACAAGTAATATAATATGGCACTCGTTACAGCTGGTTTAATTAATCAATTAGATGCTCAATACGTACAAGACGTAGGTGGGTTTGTTGATGGGCAAAACGTGATTGGTGCTTTTTTACCTGACCCTGTTGATACTGCAGGGTGGTATGGTTCGAACGGTTATGACTGTGTATTTTTAACCTCAGTAAATAGCTATAGACCGGCAATACGGTTTAATACTGGAGTCATATCACCAGTAAACACAGACAAGTATCTTACCTATTTAGAATTAACGGTTTTAATATGTGCTAGACGAAACGGTCCTGCTTGGGGTAATAGATGGATGGGACTATATAGTACATGGTATAACTATAATAAAGCAAACGCGTCAATCTATGCTATAACTGATAATGCTAATACTGGTAATTTTGATAAGTGGGGCACCTATAACGGTTTATTAACCGTACAATCTACAAGCGCAATGGATTTGAATCTGCCTTATGTTGTAGGAGCTACTTTCAGCCCCTCAAGCTCAGGTACATTTTATACAAATAGTGTTGAGTCTGGAACATTCCCTTCAAGTCAAGATCAAGGCTATTTCGGTATAGGTGGTTTGTTACCTGCAAAAGGTTCTTTTGTGGGGGATTTATATGAAGTTTTAGTATACAATAGAAAATTAACCCTTGCAGAAATCCAACAGAGTACCGCGTATCTAGTCCAAAAATGGTTTAATCCTCCATCTCGTTGGGAAGACGTACCAGCTGGTTATACCTGGGCCACTGCTATTTCAGCAGGTTATTCTTGGGCTGATACACCTCTTTTCTAAATATAATATATATGTCCGCTTATACCCCAATTTTATCTTCTGATGCGCTAGGTACTAGTTATATTACTATTAATAGCAATTTTGCTTCTTTACAAACTGAAATTGAAGCTCTTAGTGCAGTAGGGGTAAGCGGCTATTCTGGTATTTCAGGTTATAGCGGAATAGGAACTTCGGGTTATTCCGGAGCATCAGGTTACTCTGGTATATCAGGCTATTCTGGTATATCAGGTTATTCCGGACGTTCCGGCTTTAGTGGTTATTCCGGTATATCAGGCTTTTCCGGTCGTTCCGGTTTTAGTGGTTATTCCGGTATATCAGGGTTTTCAGGTGCTAGTGGTATTTCAGGATTTTCGGGAATATCAGGTTACAGTGGTATAAGTGGGTATTCAGGCATATTGGGAGTTTCTGGCTTTAGTGGTATATCGGGTTATAGTGGTATAAGCGGTTATTCAGGGGAGTCAGGTTATAGTGGAGCACTTTCTACGAATACAGATTATAATTTAGGTACCGGTAGTTTAACAGCTACAAACGGTTATTTTACCGGGCTATTACGTTTACAACAAGTACAAGAATCTTTTGCAGTATATAACACTGCAATTGGTGCTTCTACAGTTAATTTAGATTGTTCTAATAATAATGTGTGGTATATAACAAGCACAGTGTCTCAAAACTGGACTCTTAATTTACAAAATACAGGAGTAAGTGCATTGAACGCATGTAATATAGTTCTTCTTATTGAACAAGGCGCAACTCCTTATATACCTAATGTTTTACAATTAGACGGGAATGTTCAATCAATTAACTGGCAAGGGGGTTCACCACCTTCAGGTAACTCAAATAAAAAAGATAGTGTCTCATTTACACTGTTTAATAACAGCGGCACTTTTGTTGTACTTGGACAGCTTGTAACTTTCGGTTAATAATATGCCTTTAATTGGTACTTATTCAGGTAGTTTTTGGGCAGGTAACAGGGCTAATCCAACACCCACTCCCACTCCTACCAGTACCCCTACTCCAACTCCTACCTCAGTATTACCCACTAGTACCCCCACTCCAACACCTACTGAAACACCAACACCAACACCAACTTCAACACCTGTACCACCCACTCCAACTCCTACTAATACACCAACCCCAACACCTACCATATCTCCTACACCAACTCCAACCCCTACCATATCCCCTACACCAACCCCGACTCCTACTCCAGGTGGGGACACTATTAGAGCGGCTCTTACCGGTGCTGCAACTCTTACTGCATATGATGCTGCTCCAGCAGATACATGGATAAGAATTCAAGGTGGTGAATATGCTGCGTTAATGGTTAATGTTGCCAACGCTGTAAAATACTGGATGGTAGATACAGCAATGCAATTAAGTTCTAGCGGTGGTTGGTCTGCAAATTTTGCTCAAGTTCTTAGTGCAGACGGGGTAAGTGCAATTGGTCCTGTTCCAACCAATAGTTATCTTATTGCATTCTCAACCCGCGCGCCAGGTTCTTCAGGATCAGTTGCAATACTAAGTGCTACAAGTTACAAAGGATTATATAGCCCGGTAGGTACATATGTGTCTGCCCCTGCAGCTGGAACAAATATTAATTACTATTATGTTCGTAAAACCCCTGCTTTATCTTTCACCTCTAATACTCACTTAGGTATACGCTATACTGTCACAGTGCCTCTTATTACTACTACTATAAAGAGTGGCGGATATGACGATACTGTACCTCTTAGCTCATGGTCTTCCTGGGATAATACATTTATTCCGATCCAAGCTATTGCTACAACTACTAAGGGGTGGTAATATTAAAAACATAGTTTATAATAAACGTTTTAACTGTAAATATATCTAAATGGCTGATACACCACAACCTAATTTCTTTACCAAAGCTTTCAATAACTTTGTAACAAAGCTTCCGTATAGCGGTGCAGCTCAAATTATTAACGATATTCCTTCGTTAAATCCTAAGTTTGAAGACTTCTATAAGATCGGTAGCTCTGCCAAAGAGAAAGTATATAGACAGGCAGTGTCTACCGGTCAAGACCCTGTAGCTACCCCTTCTTTAGATGGGGTAATGATTAATAAAGCTTACCACGACTATCTTTATGCACTAGTAGATACTGATAAGCCAAAGCGTTTAGCTGACTACCGTATCATGGCTTCTTATGCTGAAATTAGTCATGCATTAGATGAAATTTGCGATGAAATTTTAGTTAAGGACGATAAAGGTAAGTACGTTACTTTAACAGTTTCAGAAGGTAAAGATGATGTAATTAAAAACGAATTACAAAAAAACTTTCAACACTTATCAGAACTATTTAATCTAGACAATAAAGGTTTCGAATACTTTAGAGCAATTTTAATTGATGCTGAAATTTATTTTGAGAATGTTATTCACGGAGATCATAAAGATAAAGGTATTATCGGTATAGTACAAATTCCTACTGAGCATATCAATCCTATTTACGATAATGTTCAGAACATGCTTATT